CTATTAAGTTGTCAAGCATGTTATGACGCCTGCGGGGTATAAAAAGTCCCGTCGCGCATCATGGCGAACAGAACGTCGCAGCGTCGTCTCGCCAGGGCGATAAGCGCCTGATTGTGTCGTTTTCCCTGACTCATTTTGCGGGTGTAGTAAGCCCTGGAGAGCGGATCCCTGAGCGCGGCGAAGGCCGACAGGAACAACGCCCGTTTGAGAGCTTTATTACCCCGTCGCGAGGGATGCTCACCGCGTATTGACGAGCCGGATCGCCGAGTTACCGGCGCAAGGCCAGCATAAGCAGCGAGATGTGCGGCAGAGGCGAAGGCGCGGCAGGCGACCTCGGTGAGGAGTCTGGCTGCGGTCCTGACACCGACTCCGGGCATACTGGTCAGGACCGGGTAAAGAGGGTGAGCAAGAACTCGCTGTTCTACCTCAAGCGCCACCTCGTCTCTTTGCTTACGCAGCGTGATGAGCTGGAGTGCCAGACGTGGCAGTACTACGGCAGCGGCATTCGTGCCGGGAACGACGACGGTTTGTTCGGCCAGTGCCTGAGCTATGTCTGCTGCAAGGCGTTTACCCAGACGAGGCGCAAGTTTGCAGAGCTGGGCTGCCAGCTTCTTCTCACCCAGCGAAGCGAGTTTTTCTGGTGAGGGATATCGCTGGAGAAGATCGAGTACCGCCGGGTGATCAAGTCTCGGACCGAGAACGCGCTCCAGTGCCGGATGTATCTGGGTCAGAAGGCCGCGGATACGGTTGCTGGCCTGCGTTGTCTGTGCGGCAAGATCATCATCGAAGCCGCAGAGCATGGAGAGTTCGGCGATTTGCTCGTCAGCCAGTTTCAGCGTGCGTAGCGCGTGAGGCAGGGTACGGGCAGCTTCGGCAATGATGGCAGCGTCACGAGCATCAGTTTTAGCTTCACCGGCGTGTAAGTCGGCTATGCGGCGCATGGCCAGTCCAGGGAGGTATCCGACAAGGACTCCTTCTGAGCGGGCAACGGCGACAGGTAACGCACCGATGGTAGCTGGCTGATCAACAACCAGCAGTATCTGACCATGTTGTTTCAGGTCAGATATTAGCGACCTGAGTTTGTTTTCGTCGTTGGGTAATGCTTTATCGAACAGGCGTTTACCTGAACGATTAATGGCTACAGCGTGATGCGTATCTTTACCGACATCAACGCCGATAAAGACCTGGACGGATTCGTAATCGCTGGATTCGGTCATTCTGTCTCCCTTGTATATGGGTTAACCAGATAACCACGGGGAGCAGGTACCGGCATCCACGTTACAGACGGTCCCGGCAAAAGTGCCTGACCTGACCCCTATTAGCGGTTACCAGCGCCCCACCAGACCCGGTGACATCACCCCCCGGATCATGGACGACTGGGGGCAGTAATCATGCCGGGTCTGGCTGGCTAACACCCCATTATAAGGGGTACGAATAAAGTAACGGGGGCGGGTATTTTATTGAGCATAAATCCCGAAACAGTCTGCTTTTTCAGCCCACGGATTCTGCCGCTGAAGATTTTATGAAGTCTCACGTGGAGGCGACGATTCGGAACGTGCCATGCCTGAAAGACCTTTCCCCATGGCTGGGTCGTAAACATCGTGACAATACTCTCACGCTGAAACGCTTTTCATCGGGCGTCGGTTTCTGGTGCCTGGGCGGCGCTGCCGCCAAAAACTACCGTGAAAAATCCGTTGACGTGGTCTGCTATGACGAACTTTCCTCGTTCGAGCCGGATGTCGAAAAAGAGGGCTCGCCAACCCTGCTGGGGGATAAGCGTATTGAGGGGTCGGTGTGGCCAAAATCCATTCGCGGCTCGACGCCTAAAATCAAAGGCACCTGCCAGATCGAAAAAGCCGCTAACGAGTCGGCGCATTTTATGCGTTTTTATGTGCCCTGCCCGCACTGTGGGGAGGCGCAGTATCTGAAATTTGGCGATGAGTCCACGCCTTTTGGGCTTAAATGGGAGAAGGACAGCCCTGAAAGTGTTTTCTACCTCTGTGAACATCATGGCTGCGTGATCCATCAGTCTGAACTGGACCAGAGCAACGGGCGGTGGATCTGTGAAAACACGGGCATGTGGACCCGTGACGGTCTGACGTTTTTCAGCGCCCGGGGTGATGAAATTCCGCCGCCGCGCTCCATCATGTTCCATATCTGGACGGCGTACAGTCCGTTCACCACCTGGGTACAGATTGTCTATGACTGGCTGGATGCACTGAAAGATCCCAACGGCCTGAAAACCTTTGTGAACACCACGCTGGGCGAGACCTGGGAAGAGGCCGTGGGCGAAAAACTCGATCACCAGGTACTGATGGATAAGGTGGTGCGTTACACGGCGGCGGTGCCTGCCCGGGTGGTTTATCTGACGGCGGGCATTGACTCGCAGCGAAACCGTTTTGAGATGTATGTCTGGGGATGGGCTCCGGGAGAGGAAGCCTTTCTGGTGGATAAAATCATCATTATGGGGCGTCCTGATGAGGAAGAGACGCTGTTACGTGTGGATGCGGCGATCAACAAAAAATACCGCCATGCGGATGGCACCGAAATGACTATTTCCCGTGTCTGCTGGGACACCGGGGGGATCGATGGTGAAATTGTTTATCAGAGATCAAAAAAACACGGTGTTTTCCGGGTGCTGCCGGTAAAAGGCGCATCTGTCTATGGCAAGCCGGTGATCACCATGCCAAAAACCCGCAATCAGCGGGGCGTGTATCTGTGTGAAGTGGGAACGGACACCGCAAAAGAAATTCTCTATGCCCGTATGAAAGCCGATCCCTCGCCTGCGGATGAAGCCACGTCGTATGCCATCCGTTTTCCTGATGATCCGGAGATTTTTTCGCAGACAGAGGCGCAGCAACTGGTGGCGGAAGAGCTGGTGGAGAAGTGGGAAAAAGGAAAGATGCGTCTGCTGTGGGATAACAAAAAGCGGCGTAACGAAGCGCTGGACTGCCTGGTGTATGCCTACGCGGCATTACGTGTGTCCGTGCAACGCTGGCAGCTTGATCTGGCTGTACTGGCAAAATCCCGGGAAGAAGAGACGACCCGGCCAACCCTGAAAGAACTGGCAGCGAAGCTGTCCGGAGGAGTGAATGGTTACAGTCGCTGAACTGCAGGCGCTGCGTCAGGCGCGCCTTGATTTATTAACCGGTAAACGGGTGGTGTCTGTCCAGAAAGATGGTCGCAGAATTGAATATACGGCGGCTTCTCTGGATGAGCTTAACCGGGCGATCAATGATGCGGAGTCGGTACTGGGGACAACCCGGCGTCGCCGTCGTCCGCTGGGAGTGAGGTTATGAAACGAACGCCTGTCCTGATTGATGTGAACGGCGTTCCGCTTCGTGAGAGTCTCAGCTACAACGGGGGCGGTGCAGGATTTGGCGGGCAAATGGCGGAGTGGTTGCCACCGGCGCAGAGTGCCGATGCGGCCCTGCTGCCCGCGTTGCGTCTGGGGAATGCCCGGGCAGATGATCTGGTGCGCAATAACGGAATAGCGGCCAATGCGGTGGCACTGCATAAGGATCACATTGTCGGGCATATGTTTCTTATCAGCTACCGTCCGAACTGGCGCTGGCTGGGGATGCGGGAGACCGCAGCAAAAAGCTTTGTCGATGAGGTGGAGGCGGCCTGGTCGGAATACGCCGAAGGGATGTCTGGCGAGATCGACGTGGAAGGAAAACGCACGTTCACGGAATTTATCCGTGAAGGTGTGGGCGTTCATGCGTTTAACGGCGAAATCTTTGTGCAGCCGGTCTGGGATACGGAAACCACGCAGTTATTCCGTACGCGTTTTAAAGCCGTGAGTCCGAAACGGGTGGACACGCCAGGACACGGTATGGGGAACCGTTTTCTGCGGGCCGGGGTGGAGGTCGATCGATATGGCCGTGCCGTTGCGTACCATATCTGTGAGGATGATTTTCCTCGCTCCGGGAGTGGACGATGGGAACGGATCCCGCGTGAACTTCCCACCGGGCGTCCGGCCATGCTGCATATTTTCGAGCCGGTGGAGGACGGGCAGACCCGTGGGGCCAACCAGTTTTACAGCGTCATGGAACGGCTGAAGATGCTCGATTCCCTGCAGGCAACACAGCTTCAGTCGGCCATTGTGAAAGCCATGTATGCAGCGACGATTGAAAGTGACCTTGATACCGAAAAGGCCTTTGAATATATCGCCGGTGCGCCGCAGGGGCAGAAGGATAATCCGCTTATTAATATTCTGGAGAAGTTCTCCAGCTGGTATGACACGAATAACGTGACGCTGGGTGGTGTCAAAATTCCGCACCTTTTCCCCGGGGATGATCTGAAACTACAGACTGCGCAGGATTCAGACAATGGATTTTCGGCGCTTGAACAGGCGCTGCTGCGGTATATCGCCGCCGGTCTTGGCGTTTCCTACGAACAGTTGTCCCGTGATTACTCGAAGGTCAGTTATTCAAGTGCCAGGGCCTCTGCCAATGAGTCGTGGCGCTATTTTATGGGGCGGCGAAAATTTATTGCGGCCCGGCTGGCCACGCAGATGTTTTCCTACTGGCTGGAAGAGGCACTTCTTCGGGGGATTATCCGTCCGCCACGGGCGCGTTTTGATTTTTATCAGGCGCGATCAGCCTGGTCACGGGCAGAGTGGATTGGTGCCGGAAGAATGGCCATTGACGGGCTCAAGGAGGTTCAGGAATCGGTGATGCGCATTGAGGCCGGACTGAGCACGTATGAGAAAGAGCCGGCGCTGATGGGCGAGGATTATCAGGACATTTTCCGCCAGCAGGTCAGGGAATCTGCAGAGCGGCAAAAAGCCGGACTCTCACGTCCGGTGTGGATAGCGCAGGCGTATCAGCAGCAGATAGCGGAGAGTCGCAGGCCGGAAGAGGAGACAACACCCCGTGAGACGTAATCTTTCACACATTATTGCCGCAGCATTCAATGAACCGCTGCTTCTGGAGCCCGCCTATGCGCGGGTTTTCTTTTGCGCGCTCGGGCGCGAGATGGGGGCAGCAAGTCTTTCGGTACCACAGCAGCAGGTACAGCTTGATGCTCCCGGAATGCTGGCTGAAACGGACGAGTACATGGCCGGAGGTAAACGACCGGCCCGTGTTTACCGGGTGGTGAACGGTATTGCTGTACTGCCGGTGACCGGCACGCTGGTGCACCGGCTGGGGGGTATGCGGCCATTTTCCGGAATGACAGGCTATGACGGCATTGTCGCCTGTCTTCAGCAGGCAATGGCGGATAGCCAGGTGCGGGGCGTACTGCTGGACATTGACAGTCCGGGCGGGCAGGCCGCCGGCGCGTTTGACTGCGCTGACATGATTTACCGCCTCCGTCAGCAGAAGCCGGTCTGGGCACTGTGCAATGACACGGCCTGTTCTGCAGCCATGCTGCTGGCGTCGGCCTGCTCCCGACGGCTGGTTACCCAGACATCCCGTATCGGCTCCATTGGCGTGATGATGAGCCATGTCAGCTATGCCGGTCATCTGGCGCAGGCCGGTGTGGATATCACGCTGATTTACTCAGGGGCGCACAAGGTGGATGGCAATCAGTTTGAAGCCTTACCGGCAGAGGTTCGCCAGAACATGCAGCAGCGCATTGATGCGGCGCGCCGGATGTTTGCCGAAAAAGTGGCCATGTTTACCGGTCTGTCTGTTGATGCCGTCACGGGAACAGAGGCCGCCGTTTTTGAAGGTCAGTCCGGCATTGATGCCGGGCTGGCGGATGAATTAGTCAATGCGTCGGATGCCATCAGTGTGATGGCCACGGCGCTGAACAGTAATGTCAGAGGAGGCACTATGCCGCAATTAACTGCAACGGAAGCCGCCGCGCAGGAGAACCAGCGAGTGATGGGGATCCTGACATGCCAGGAAGCGAAAGGACGTGAACAGCTTGCCACGATGCTGGCAGGACAACAGGGCATGAGCGTTGAACAGGCCCGGGCGATTCTGGCCGCGGCGGCACCGCAGCAGCCGGTGGCATCCACGCAGAGTGAAGCCGATCGCATTATGGCGTGTGAAGAAGCGAACGGTCGTGAACAACTGGCGGCAACGCTGGCGGCGATGCCGGAGATGACGGTGGAAAAAGCCCGCCCGATCCTGGCTGCTTCACCGCAGGCGGATGCCGGACCCTCACTCCGTGATCAGATCATGGCACTGGATGAGGCAAAAGGGGCTGAGGCGCAGGCTGAACAGCTGGCTGCCTGCCCGGGAATGACTGTGGAGAGCGCCCGGGCTGTGCTGGCTGCGGGATCAGGTAAGGCAGAACCGGTCTCTGCATCCACAACCGCCCTGTTTGAACGCATCATGGCGAACCATTCACCGGCTGCGGTACAGGGTGGCGTGCCACAGACGTCAGCAGACGGTGATGCGGACGTGAAAATGCTCATGGCCATGCCATGAAGTCAGTGCTGACCATCAACAGGAGGTTTTTACAATATGGTAACGAAAAACATCACTGAACAGCGTGCGGAAGTACGTATTTTTGCCGGTAATGATCCGGCTCATACCGCCACAGGCAGCAGCGGGATTTCCTCGGCAACACCGGCACTGACGCCCCTGATGCTGGATGAAGCCAGCGGGAAACTGGTGGTCTGGGACGGACAGAAAGCCGGTAGTGCAGTTGGCATACTGGTACTGCCGCTTGAAGGCACAGAGACGGTACTGACCTATTACAAGTCGGGGACCTTTGCGACGGAGGCAATCCGCTGGCCTGAAAGTGTGGATGAACACAAAAAGGCAAATGCCTTTGCCGGCAGTGCCCTGAGTCACGCGGCGCTGCCGTAACACGTTATCAGGCCACCGCGGTGGCCTGACTGATTTCTGAATGAAAGGAACTGATTTATGGGATTGTTTACGACCCGCCAGTTACTCGGTTATACCGAACAAAAAGTGAAATTTCGTGCGCTGTTTCTGGAGCTGTTTTTCCGCCGTACGGTGAATTTCCATACCGAAGAGGTGATGCTGGACAAAATTACCGGAAAAACGCCGGTGGCGGCCTATGTCTCCCCGGTTGTTGAAGGAAAAGTGCTGCGTCATCGCGGTGGTGAAACCCGCGTGTTACGTCCGGGCTACGTCAAGCCGAAACACGAATTCCCCTGGAGCCGGTAAAAGGAGCCGGTACCACCCTGTGGGTTTATAACGGTCAGGGTGACGCCTATGCAAACCCGTTGTCAGACGATGACTGGCAGCGACTGGCTAAGGTGAAGGATCTGACGCCGGGCGAGATGACGGCAGAATCCTACGATGATAACTACCTGGATGATGAAGACGCGGACTGGACCGCGACCGGGCAGGGGCAGAAATCTGCAGGTGATACCAGTTTTACGCTGGCCTGGAAACCGGGAGAGGAAGGCCAGAAAGGGCTTATAGGCTGGTTTGAAAGCGGCGATGTCCGGGCCTATAAAATCCGTTTTCCGAATGGCACGGTGGATGTGTTTCGTGGCTGGGTCAGCAGTATCGGTAAGGCCGTGACGGCGAAAGAAGTGATCACCCGCACGGTGAAAGTCA